ATAGGACGGCACTTGAATGATGTGTATGGAATATCCGGAAAGATACTTATCACTTGCAATCCGAAGAAGAACTGGCTTTATCGTGAGTTCTATAAACCGTGGAAAGAAGGCAGGCTGGAAGCCCCATACGCTTTTATTCAAGCATTGGTGCAGGATAATCCCTACGCTACCGAGGACTACATAGATACGCTCCGTAATACCAGGGACAAAGTGACAAAGGAGCGCTTGTACTATGGTAATTGGGAGTATGACAACGACCCGACAGCACTCTGTGATTATGATGCTATTTGTGACCTATTCGCAAATGAGCACGTAAAACCGATAGGATTATCGACGGGAGCAGCTGACCTTGCCGTGAAAGGACGTGACCGCTTTGTCGGAGGGCACTGGGTAGGCAATGTGTGTTATATCCGGTTAGACCAGGAATATAGCACGGGTAAATCTATTGAGACGGACCTTAAAAACATGATGATACAGTGGAAGATTCCACGTAGCATGATGGTCGTTGATAGTGATGGACTTGGAAGCTACCTTGAAAGTTATTTGAATGGCATCAAAGAATTTCATGGTGGTAACCGACCTATTAATCCAGAGTACGACAATCTGAAGTCTGAATGTGCATTTAAGCTTGCAGAGCTAATAAATAATCGGCAGATAAGAATTATATGTACGGAAGCGCAAAGAGAGCGCATAATGGAAGAATTGTCCGTCTTGAAGCAAGACCATATAGATGCCGATACCCGGAAGAAAGGGATAATCAGCAAGGAGAATATGAAAGATATACTCGGACATTCTCCGGATTACCTCGACATGTTGATAATGGCAATGCTTTTCCGTATAAAACCGATACCTAAAAGACCAAAAGCAAAATTAGGACAGATATGACAGTAAAAGAGTTTTTGATATTGAGTAACGTGGCGAGCAATGCTGCTGAACTGTTGGATCAGATAGGGAAGTTGCCTAAACCGGACTTTGTCGCAGGTGTAAGAGTTCCGGAGACTCTGAATGACCTCACTATAGGTCAGCTGATGGAACTGCAATCCATACGCAATGGAATAGATTGTATAATGGTTCCATGCCGTGTTGTCCTTGGTTTGTCTATTGATAAGATAGAGAAGTGTGGGGTAGCGGATATTTTGGGATTCTCCACATGGGTAACCAGGGAGGTTGAACGTATTACCAAGCTTTTTGAAACTACGAGCGTAGTACCGACTCCGGAAGAAAGACGTGCCGGAGTGGATAAGCTTTCGTTCGGGTTGTTTGGCTTGGTGGATTACTATGCTACCCGTATGGGGATAACTGACCATGAGCAGGTAGAGAGTGTTCCATGGGTAAGAGTGTACAAGTGTCTTGATATGGACGCGGAGAAAATACGTTATGAACGTCGATTACGAGAAATATATCAGAATAAGCAATGAATATAAGTGTAGAAAGGAAAATCGCTTCTATCGCAGAGAAGCTGGAAGGAGTTACCTATTTATTTGATAACTGGGTGACCGCCAACGTTCGGCTGGATAAGATGCCATTGCCGGCCATTATAAATCTGCTTCCTGCATCTGGGAAGTTCGTCATATCAAGGACTCAGTTAAGAGATTGCCCAAATTGCATGATTGCTTTTGTAGACAAGACGGCGTTTGATTTTGACGGGGTGGAGAATGATGAGGTTATTGAGAGGTGCAAAGGGTATGCAGTTCAATTTATCCGTGAGTTGAATAGGAGCGGGCTGTTTGAGTGGGTAAGCGATGAAGTCCCTTATTCCGTTTTCTATGATAAGCTGGATGTAAATGTTACTGGAATAGTAATAGAATTGAAACTGAAAGAGGTTCAAGGAGTACCCATGTGTTAGTTATGGAAGACAGAAGAAAGGACGTTAAAGATATACTGAACGAGGAGTTGGATAAACTTCGGCAGCGTATCATTGAGAATCATATACAAGCTGGACAGCGTGCAAGCGGAAGAACCATCAAGAGCCTGCATGTCGTAGTAGATGATAATCATGGTGTTTTATTCGGTAGACAGGCTTTTGGAGTTCTGGAAACAGGACGCGGACCGGGAAAAATCCCAAAAGGTTTTTGGCAAATAATTCAGCAATGGGTGGTGGATAAGAGGATTCAAGTAGAAAAACCTAAATCGTTTGCTTATCTCGTAGCTCGTAAGATTGCAAATGAGGGTACTAGGCTTTATCACTCTGGAACGCATGAGGATATATATTCAACGAGTGTTACACAAGCGATACGGGATATTATGGACCGTGTGTTTGGTGTTTTTCTGAACGATGTACAACATATAAATTTGCATAGTAATGAGGACGCATAAGATAGGAAATACTACAATCGAGTATCCGGATGAAATATCTTTCTGTTTCAATCCGGTAGTGATAAATATTAGTGGATATACTTGGGCATGGGTGGAAGTAACGATAACCGACGTACTTACCGGAAAGGAATATAAGGAAAAACGTGCATTATTTAAAACCGCATGTTTCTTTGATCTGTCTTTCTATATGCAATCGGCTTTTGATGCAACGGAGTTTGGCAAGATTGACTATCAATCCTCTATTCCACAAGATAGTCAGCTTGGGCGTCTGTTCTCTGTTGAAGTGGATATGTATACGTCTGATAGCACTATCGGAGAAAGTTTCCAGTTTAATACTTTTATTATTTGGGGCGCAATGAAAGTCGGCGAAAGATATAATGGTGACCGTATTCTAACATGGTTTAGGAACTTACCATTTACGGTCGGTATGTACACTGCGGGGGCCGGTACTGTTAGTGTGACTGCTGACGGTCAAGTTTTGCCGTCCATCATATTGTCTGACCGCAAAGTGTATAATCTTACTTTGCAGGGTATTGATGCGAATAGGGATGTTGTTTTGAATCTCCCTGGAACTAGTACGAGAGCAAGTGTATTCGATAATACCTTTGACTTTACTTTTCACGCATTGACGAATGTGGCCGCAAATGTGAGGCTTTTAGTTGATGAATGCACGGATGGAATTTATTTACGTTGGATAAATCGTCATGGCTTTTATTGCTATTGGTTGTTTAAACGTGGTGATGAGAGCAAACAAATTGCCAATGATGGTGAATTCATTCGTAATAATATGCAAGACTATAACTATGTTAATGGCTATCATGGAGGTTCAGGACGTAAGCAGAGAAAAACAGAAGAGAATACATTGTTGGTGTGTGCTCCTTTAGTGGACTCTGAAACGTTTGACTTCTTGTTTCAACTCGCGTTGTCACCCGTTGTTGATATGTATGCAGGTAAAAATGTGAATGGAGTTGATAGCTGGAAGGCGGTGAATGTATCTGTTGGTAATTTCAATAAGACAAGAGCTGTATTACAGGATTTCGTAGCAACAATCATATTACCAGAAACAAGAGTACAAAGCTTATGAGAAACGATATGCTATTCATTGGTGATAAACTGATGGATTTGGATGATGATACCAAAGTAACGCTCAATTTCAAAAGTAATATATTTACGGATTTGAGTAAGATTATAAGTAATAATTCTTATACTATCAAACTTCCGAATACTATACGTAATCAGTGTGCAATCATGCATGCTGATTTACCTTCATGCGACATCGTTTATCCTAGAATTAAACTGAAT